ACTCACTCGAACTCTGACGATACCCATCATTGGGCCAGCTTCATCGACGATTGGGATGGAACAACGCCTCCAGAAGCGGCAACCAATAGCGCCGACAACCAAGATCCCGATCCTCCGTCGCTTTCTCCGACCTGGGGAGCGGAAAAAACTCGATGGATCGCGGTCGGGGCCACGTTCAACGATTTTGTGGTCGCCGGGTTCCCCTCCAACTACAACAACGACCAGTATTGGGCGTACCTCATTGATTCTGGTGGGGGGCTTATCGGGCCAACGCTCGCGGTTGCGTCACGCGCAGCTAACACAGCTACCGAAAATCCGACGGCGTTCGATTTCCCCGGCACGCCGGACGGAGTCGCCGTCACGATTGCTGTTCGGTCCAAGACGAGCAGCCTGCGCGTTTCACAGGCGCAGTCCGTGGTTGCTGATGCCATCGCTGGCGCCGAAGCATTCGGCACCGCGCAGATCAACCTGCGCCTGTTGATGTCCGGTGTCGCGTCCGCCGAAGCGTTCGGCACTGCGTATCTAAACGCGATCCAGACCATCATCACGAGCGGGATCGCGAGCGATGAGGCTCACGGCTCTCACACCGTCACAGCGGGCTCGCAGCTCATTACTGGCATGACCGGAATCGCTGGCGCCGAAGCGTTCGGCACCGCATCGCTCAACCTTCGCTTGCTGATGGCCGCGATCGCGTCGGCGGAGACGTTCGGCACGCTCACCCTGAGCCGCCGCATCGCCACATCTGGCATCGCTTCGGCGGAGGCATTCGGCGCCGCGAAGGTGAATCAGCGCCTGCTGATGGCGGCCCTCGCGTCAGCAGAAGCATTCGGCACTGCCTACATCAACGCGATTCAGCGTCTCACGGCGACTGGCATCGCGAGCGCCGAGGCGCACGGCACGGCGAAAGTAAACGAGCGCCTCTTGATGTCGGCCATCGCCTCGCTCGAAGCGTTCGGCACGACCAAGCTGAATCTACGGCTGCTGATGGCGGCAATCACTGGTGGAGAAGCGTTCGGCACTGCCTACGTCAACGCTGTCCAGAGTCTCACAGCAACCGGCATCGCCAGCGCCGAGGCTCATGGCACAGCCAAGCTCAATCTGCGTCTGCTCGCCGCCGCGATCGCCAGCGCGGAAGCGCACGGAACGCCGAACATCAGCCTGACCATCACGGCTTCTGCGATCGCCAGCGCCGAGGCGTTCGGCGCGACCCTGGTCAAGATGCTCCAGACGGTCATCGCGGAAGGGGTTGCGTCTGGCGAGCTGGTCAGCGCACCGAGCGTGAGCCTGGTTGTGTTCCCGAGCAGCGTCTCCTCTGGAGAAGCGTTCGGGACTCCGACGATGGCTCACGCCCTACAGCTGGTCGGCATCGCCACGAATGAGGCATTCGGCACCGCGAAGGTGAGCTTCATGATCTTCCCGCTCGGCATCGCGAGCGCCGAAGCCATCGGAATCCTCGAGATCGACCTCCCCCTGGACGGCATTGACCTGACCTTCGGGGATACCATCGTGGTGGCGAGGCCGGACGACACCGTGGTCGTCGAGCTTGAGCTCCGAGGCACGATGACGGTGGCCACGCCGCCCGACGAAACGGTCACAGTGACCAAGCACTAGGAGAGCCAGATGGCCGCCCAAATCAAGTCGAAAGACCCCAACTCCGTCCAGCGGTTCTTCGTGGATTGGCGGAAATACATGGCCCAGGTCGGGGAGACCATCACCGGATCGTCCTGGACCGTCCCTGGTGGAATCACCAGGGACTCCGACGGCTACTCGGCAGCGGGCCTCATCAACATCGTGCTCTCTGGCGGAACCGCAGGGACGCAGTACACTCTGGTCAACCGGGTCACGACCAGCGGTGGCCAGACCCTCGACCAGACCCTGATCATCGATGTCACGGAGCAATAGGCCAGATGCGGGATAGCTCAGTCTGGTAGAGCGCGCGGCTCATAACCGCGAGGTCATGGGATCGAAGCCCATTCCCGCTACCACAACACCCTCGGGAGAGACAGATGAAAGCCAAGAGCACCAAGATCACCGGCACGACGTTCGGCAGCAAGCGCGACATGACGCCGATGGGCGACACCAAGAAGGTCGCGCCGCTCAAGCACACGACCAAGTCGTTCCCCGGCCACAACACCAAGTCGCACACCAGCCGCCCGAAGAACAAGCCGTAAGCGAGGCCGGGGAGACCCGGCCTTCCTTCGAGGAGGTCAAATGGCGAAGGTGAACAAGACGAACAGAGCGAAGTCCGTGAGCGACAAGTCGTACGCGTCGAACCAGCCTGGCGGCGATCACGCCATGTGCGACAGCGATGCGGACTGTGCTGCGCTCGCGAAGAAGCTCAAGCTCGACGACCAGAGCGGGGCTCCCGCTCCGATGTCGAGCGCGTCGGCCGGCGACAGGCGGAAGCTGGAGACGCACCGCAAGTTCATAGGCAAGAAGAAGCCGCTGTGAACCCGACGCTCGAAGTCGAGCAGGTCGAGCCTGACGTTCTGGATTACGAGCCGGGGCCGACGGCCGCCCGCTTCCACCAGAACAACGACTTCGTGCGCGGACTCATGGGGCCGGTAGGAACCGGCAAGTCGGTGACGTGCGTCCTCGAGATGTTCATGCGGGCGATCAACCAGCGCCCGTACAAGGGCGTTCGCCGCACGCGGTTCGCCGCGGTACGCAACACCTACCCCGAGCTCAAGTCGACCACGATCAAGACGTTCCAGGACTGGTTCCCGCAGCACATCGCGCCGATCAAATGGGACGTCCCGATCACGGCGCGCCTCATCATGCCGCTCGAAGACGGCACGACGCTCGACATGGAGGTCTTGTTCCTCGCGCTCGACCGTCCCCAGGACGTGAAGAAGCTCAAGTCGCTTGAGCTCACCGCGCTCTGGATGAACGAAGCGAGCGAGATGGACAAGTCCGTCCTGGAGATGGGGACGTCGCGTGTCGGCCGATTCCCTGGCAAGCGCATGGGCGGCCCGTCGTGGCGCGGCGTGTGGCTCGACACCAACCCGCCGGACGACGACCACTGGTACTACCACCTGGCCGAGGAGGAGCAGCCGTGTACGGTGCTGCCCGACGGGTCAGAGGTCAAGTTCAGCTTCTTCCGCATCCCGCCGGCACTGCTGCCGCATCCGTCTCGGGCCGACGAGTACATCCCGAACCCCGACGCGGAGAACATCGCCAACATCGAGGGCGGGTACGCCTACTGGTACCAGCAGCTCCCCGGCAAGACCCGCGAGTGGATCAAGGTCTTCGTCATGGGTCACTACGGCACCGTCCACGACGGGCGCCCGGTGTACCCGGAATGGCGCGAGGAGATCCATCTCTCGCAGACCATCATCGAGCCGATGCGCGGTCTCCCGCTGCTCCTGGGATGGGACTTCGGCCTGACGCCGGCCGTCGTCATCACGCAGCTCACGCCGACCGGCCAGCTCCGCGTGCTCGACGAGCTCTGCTCCGACGGCATGGGCATCAAGCAGTTCACGCGGGACGCGGTGAAGCCGTTCCTGGCGAACAAGTACGGCAACATGGCGATCAGGGCGTGGGGCGACCCCGCTGGTCGCGAGGGCGCGCAGAACGACAAGGAAGCGACCTGCTACAAGGAGCTGTACGCCGCGGGCCTGGCCGCGAGCCCGGCGCGCAGCAACGACTTCCTGACCAGGCGCGAAGGCGTGGTCGAGTTCCTGACCAGACTGAGCGACGGGCAGCCCGGCCTGCTCGTCTCCCCGACCTGTAAGATGCTCCGCAAGGGGTTCAACGGCGGCTACAAGCGCGCCCGAATCCAGGTGACAGGGGGCATGAACGATGTTCGCTATCGCGATGAACCCGTCAAGAACGAGTACTCGCATCCCCACGACGCTCTCCAGTACGTCTGTATGGAGGTCAATGCGCCGCGGAAGGTGCTCTCGCACGCCAAGCGCCGCCCGGTGCGCGCGGCGCGTGCGTCCGGCTGGACCTGAGGACTAACCGATGCTCGAAGCAATCCCGACCAACATCCCCTTCGGCAAGCAAGCCGGAACCAACGGGCTCATCAAGGTGGCCTCGCGCAGCGACGTCCAGCGCGCGCAGGACATGGTGAGCGCCGCGGCCGCCGCGCAGAACTCGCCGGAGATCGTCGGGCTCGCGGCCTGGCTGCGGAGAGCGTGGGAATCAGCGCGCCGCGCCAAGCAGCCGATCCAGAACCGCCTCCACGAGTCGCTGCGCCAGCGCCGGGGCGAGTACGACCCGGACAAGCTCCAGGCCATCAAGAACCAGGGTGGCAGCGAAGTCTATATGCTCGTCACCGATACCAAGTGTACGGCGGCGCTGTCGTGGATTCGCGATGTGCTGTTCCAGCCCGGCGAGAAGCCGTGGGGCGTGGTGCCGACACCGATCCCCGACCTACCCCTCGACATCGAAATCGCGATGCGCCAGCGCGTCACCGCGGAGTTCGTGATGATGTCGCAGAGCGGCGTGCCGCTCGGCGTGGAAGACCTCTACGCCGCGTCCGATATGCTGGAGGAGGCGGTCAAGCTCGAACTGTTCGAGGAGGCGCGCAAGCGCGCTCAGAAGATGGAGCAGAAGATCGAGGACCAGTTCGTCGAGGGCGGGTACTACCAGGCGCTCGAAGAAGCCCTCGACGACATCGTCACCTTCGACAACGGCTTCATCGTCGGCCCCGAACTCCACGAGGTCACGGAGCTCGACTGGTCGAACGAGACCGGGACGTGGATGCCGAAGATCGTCCAGAAGGTGAAGCCGAACTGGTACCGCGTCTCTCCGTTCGACGTGTACCCGGCGGGCGACTCGCGTGGCATCAACGACGGCCACCTGTTCATCCGGGTCGACATGAGGCGCTCGCAGCTCCTCAAGTACAAGAAGGTGCCGGGCTTCAACCCGCAGGCCATCGACGCTGTGCTGATGGAGCACGGCATGAACGGCCTCAAGGATTGGCTGTGGGACAGCCAGACCCGCGCCACCGCCGAGGACCGCAACCTGGAGCGCGAGAGCCAGGACCGCACGCTGGAATGCCTGCGATTCTGGGGCTCCATCCAGGGCAAGCTGCTGCGCGAGCAGGGCATGGACCCGCGCCTGGTGACGGACATCGAGGCCGAGTACGAGGTCGAGGCGTGGATGATCGGGCGCTACGTCGTCCGCCTGGTGCTCAACCGAGACCCGCTCGGGCGCCGGCCGATCTACACCTCATCGTTCGAGAAGGTGCCGGGCTCGTTCTGGGGCAAGAGCCCGCCGCGCAAGATGCGCGACTCCCAGACCATGTGTAACGCTTCCGCCCGCGCCCTGGTCAACAACATGGGCATCGCCTCCGGCCCCCAGGTCGAGGTCTTCGAGGACCGCCTGGCCGAGGGCGAGGACATCGAATCGATGTACCCCTGGCGCATCTGGCAGACGAAGTCGGACCCGACCGGCGGCGGCCACCGCGCCATCCAGTTCCACAACGTCCCGATGGTCGCCGCCGAGATGATGGGCATCTTCGAGTTCTTCTCGAAGCAGGCCGAAGACCAGACCGGCATCCCGGCCTACGTCCACGGCAACGCCTCCGTCGGCGGCGGCGGTCGCACCGCGTCCGGCCTCTCCATGCTGATGTCGTCGGCGGCCAAGGGCATCAAGCAGGTCATCAAGAACCTGGACGACGGCCTGCTGGCCCCGTCGGTCGAGCGGATGTACCAGTTCAACATGGCCCGCGACCCCGACCAGTCGATCAAGGGTGATCTCGAGGTCCGGGCTCGCGGCTCGGAGGCTCTGCTCGCGAAGGAGCAGCTCCAGATCCGCCGCCAGGAGTACCTCGCCGCGACGAACAACCCGATCGACTACGCCATCATGGGGCCGGAGGGTCGTGCGACCTTGCTCCGCGAAGGCGCGCGCGGGCTCGACCTGCCGGTCGATCGCGTCGTCCCGGACCCGGAGCGCCAGCGCCAGCTCTTGCTCCGGCGCGTTGCCGCATCCATGATGGGACCGGAGGCGCACGCTGGCGCTCCAGGGTCGCCAGCGGTAGGACACGCGCCTCCGCAGGCTCCCACCGCCGTCAACGAGGCGGGGGACAAGGTCTCAGGGCAGGACGCCAATGCTTTCCCTAACCGGAGACAGGCGTGAGCCTCACCGATCAAGAAAAGAACGCTCTCAGGACCGCCGATCGTCGGATCGTCGATGCCCTCCGTAAGCGTTTGTCCGAGCGCCGCGTGGCGCTCACCCGCATTGGAGAACAA